GAAAAGGTGCTTTAGCAGATGCTCCTATTGGACTAATATTAGCAGGTTGTAGATTTGGATTAATAGTTTGAGGAGCAACAGGCATAGTTAAATTTGCTTTAGGCATATATTCGGGCTGTCCTAGTGATGTAGCACTTACTCCACTTACATCGGCTGCACCTGCACCATACAATGGAAGAGCAGCGGCTGCTTGTTTTGCAAAACTTGTTATTCCTTGTACTCCTTGTTCTATTGATTGTGCTCTTAACCTTTCTGCATTTGCTGCAGCTAATTGAGCACCCTCTACTTCTCCTAAATCTAATTGAACACCAATGTCATTAAGTCGACTTTGTTCTGCTAATTGCTTATTTTCTAATGCAGTTAATTCTTGACCCATAGCTGTTCTAACTCCTGCTTGACCTTGTTGTTGTGCTAATTGAACACGACCTGCTGTTGCAGCCGCCCCTCTTTCGCTTTCTACACCGGCTTGAATAGCTTGAGCACCCTGAGCCAACAATGCTTCTCTTTCTAATTCGTATGGTTCTTTTTTTATACCTTGTGCAGCATAAAAATTTGTTTCTAATTTTTTACGTGCATTAGCCATAGCCTCATCAGCATCTTTTTCAGCTTGACGCTGTGCTTTTTTTTGCTTGCCTGCCTGAACAAATGACATTGTAGTTGTAGCTGCCGTTGCTGCCAAACTTGTAGCTGCTGCTATTGTTGCTGCTGTTGCTGCTGTTATTGCTGCCATATTATAATTTTTTTATCATTTCTGTTGTGTAATTATCTCCTTTTTCATAGCCTAATTCCTGATACGTATTTATAAGACTTTCGTTTTTTATTAATGCATAAATATATTTATTGCCTGCCGTCTTGCATATATCTGTTAATGCTGATACCAATAACTTAATGGCGTCTTTTCTTTGTGGCTTCTTAGTATATTCCTTGTTCGATATTATCCAATCTACCCAAGCTACCTTTGAATTAGTGATATACATAAACCCTGCACAAACCGGAACCTCATCATCTAAAACCATTATCCCTCCCTTACCATCACGAGGAAGAAAATCTCTTGGAGGAGCACTCCATCCCCAATCTTTCCACCATCCTACAAGTATCTCATCGTAGTCTGTTTCGTTCAGTTCTCGTATATATAATTCCATATTCTTACAAAGATATTAAATTTAAGGAAAACTTTTCATAACATCTGACTGCACCGCAAACAACTCAACTTTACTTGTAGAAGTGTTTGATAGTGTAAATGTACAATAATGTCCTAACACCCCGTGAGACTCAGCTACTGAGTTTTTAATGTACAAGAAAAACGCATCTTGTATTGGTATAGGTGTTGTTCCTGAAATTGTGCTATCTATAGTAAGTTGATTGATTGCATTTGGCGTGTCAATAGTTATTGCTGTTACCTTACCCGCAAGTATTGGTGTCACATAAGGAGATACTGAATAGTACAAATAGTCCCCAATACTAATAATGCTTCCTATTTCTACAGCAAACTTAACTATAACAGCCACGCCTGAACCCGTTACTTGGTAGCTTTTACCAATACCATTAACACTTCTAAGTGCAAGTTCGCCAACTGAGTCGTTTCTTATAAACGCAAAAAAAGCAGCTTCCTTTTTTGAAAACCAATTCACGTCTATAAATCCTGAGTACTGTAAGTCTGTCTCTAATGTCGCAGCCCAAGCAGCATCCCCTTGTATGTTAATGGTCTTAAATAGCTTGTTTTCAAGGGGTGCTGTGTTAAATACACTTTGTATAGACGAAGCCGTAAAAGTGCCGTAGAATGTGTTCCTATTAGCATTTACGTTATGTCTGTAAAGATTACCACCTTTGAACGTGTAAAAATAGTTGTTCATCCCTATCATAAAGTCAGGATTGTAAGAGTAGAAGGATACCCATCCCCCTACTAAATCGCTATATGATAATGTATAATTTGACATAGTTATTTATTAGCAAGTTACATAATTTGTAAGTTCTCCTGTAGCGTCAACTTCTCCTGCATAGTTTGTAGTACCATTTGTAAATTTACGCCATCCCACACCACCAACATAAGGAGTTGTTAAAGCCAAATCGGTATAAAAAATCATTGTAACAATTGGAACCGTATATCCCGGTAGTGCATAAATAGTAACTGATGGGCTTCCTGTAGTGCAGGCAAGAATCGATGAACCTGTTGCAAATGAATCAATAGTATATACCTCAGGATTACAAGCACTCTCACACCCTTCTAATGTAGCATATGTTCCGCTACCATCTCCCGGGTCAACGCAAACTCCGTCTATACAGTTGTATGACTCACCTGAACCACATACCGCTTGGCAAGCCACTAATGTTGCATATGTTCCGCTACCATCTCCCGGGTCTGTACAAGTTCCTTCAACACAGTTATACGAAACGCCATCACACGCAGGGCAAGTTTGTTGTGGTAATAAAACACACCCAACCTGCTCTCTTGTAATTACTCCATCTGAATAGAATCCATCCGCAGCACAAGTTGCTAGTGTGCTATTTGTAAACACGGCAGTTGCCGAACCAAGTGATGGTGCATTTAAATAATATACTGAACTTGTTGCCATTTTTTATATTTTATTTTAATTATACAGGACAAGTAGGTGGTGTTACATTCTGTGCAGTTAGATTTACTAATCCGTGAACAGGGGTTGGGCTAACTAAATAGTCCTCATAACCCTCTACGTTAGTAATCTCTCCACTTGTAAATATTGTTCCGCCACCTATTATATCACATAAGTTAAATTGTATAATGTTTCCTGAACCTGACACCCACTCACCACGGATGGTGTAAGGTAACTCGCTTATCAATGGATATATTGTTCCACTTTGAGCACTTCCTGCTGTAGATGTTACGCTTAATATTTGAGACATCACGTTATTATATATCGTTAATGCTCCACCTGATTGCTGACCAACGTTCCAATCTAATGTAACCGTTGTTGGTGCAGCACAATTGGCTTCACAAGACTCTAAGTTATCATACGTTCCTGTTCCATCTCCCGGGTCTATACAATTACCATCAATGCAATTATATGAAATAGGGGATAATTCACAACCACAACAAGCATCTTCTGTATTTAAATTTGAATAACATAGTTCTACAGCTACTGAAGACCTAAAATCCCATACTAAATACAAATAAGTTTGAAGAGCAGGCACCGTAAAGTTTGCATAATTATTACTGCCACCACCTTGATTAGGCGTAGCAATTGTTGTTAATGCTAACAATGAATTTATGTTTGCCGTAGTATTGTTATATAAAGTATTGCTAACAAGATATCTAAATTTATCGGTAGCAGGGTTAAACACAAAAGTATCAGTAGCAAGTTTATTTGAAATCAAACTCATTGTGCTTCCTGCAGGAGGGAAACCACCCGTACCTACATAATTTGTTGTTATATTATATAACGATACAAGCGGATTCGTTGTTCCACTAGCAAATGTCACAAATGTTGATTGTAATGGAGATGTAAATGAACCACTTACATACCTATACTGACTATTAATGGTTTGACCTGAATCATAATCATTAGTAAGTACAATTTGAACAATACTTAATGATGCAGCTTGAACACACTCTACCTCTACGCTTAATGTAATATCGCCTATATAAGTTATTACAAGAGTTACAGTTTCTACTGATACATTATTCTTATTAAAAGTCAACGTACCACTTGTAGTAACTACTCCTGTAGAATAAGCTATTGCATTGTAAGTCGCTACTATTTGGAAATTACCACTTGCACTTATTGAAGAAACAGTATAGTTAATGTCTGTGTTTCCTACAGTTGGACCTAAGTCAACGCAATAAGTTGTTGTTGCACTTGTAGCAGATGACAATGTAAATGTCTGAGTAATACCACAATTTATACACTGAGGATTTGATGGTATAGCGATAGTGTTACTTGTTAAAACATACTCATTCATATAAGGGTCAAAACCACCAAGTTTTTGAGTATTAAAAGATTCATTAAATGTATCTCTAAACCAAGTCCTCATATTCATTTCAGACACAACTTTTAGTTCCTCACTAGAATATGAAGTTCCACGTAGTTGGATAACAGCCCCACGCTTTACGTCAGTAAAATATCTATCGTATCCCCATTGAATATAACTCTCAGGATTAAAACTAATACCATACTTTTCGCTACGAGCAATCTGTGTGCCTAATACCTCAGGAACTGAAGCCACAACACCACCGCCCGTAGAGTCTGACAATAAATTTTTATCAGCTAATACGTATGAAATCTTATCTTCTTGTAATACAAGGACGTCCGTTTGTCTTCCGTCTAATATAAATATCTCTCCAAAAGATGGCTCACAAACTTTATAGTTAAGCAACCCTAAATTAAATTCATTTAATTTATTTACGTTTGACTCAGCACTATATATGCCACTATATGTAATATCAGCAAATCTATCTGCTGCCTTATAGTCTTGAGCGGAAACGCTTGTCACTCTGTTTCCAAAGTTAAAAGAGTTCCCAATGATTGAGTCACGAATCTTATAACTCTCTGCCCCGTTTCCAAATGCAAAACAATTAAAAAACTTAGTATCAATTATAGCAGATGTACCTGCTCCTATATTTTGGTTTTGGATGTTACCCATATGGTTACCACCCGTAATAGCAAAAGACATTTCATTTTCAAAAAATACATCAGGAAGAGCGTCAGTTGGTTCTGTTTCAAATATTAAATTCTTTTCAGAACGGAATACGGTAATATTAACCTCAACATTAGAAGCACGTGAACCGGGGAAGTTAATTCCCGGACAACTTCTAGTGCCTGTTATCATTAAATACAATTCATTCGTTGTCGGATTCCTGTAAAATTGATAATAGTTAATTCCACCATCAGTAGGAACTACGGGATTTCCCGTGCCCGCAACAAATGTATTTTCAGGTATAGCATCTCCACAAGAAGCATATCTAAGACCATCATCTAAAAATTGCTCTATATTATCTCCAACAAACCAATCATACATATTATCATATGTAGTTGAAGAAACAAGTGTTTTTTCTAAAGTATTTGTTCTCTCTTCACACTGACATCCGCTACCATTTCTAAATTGTTTTATATCTAATACAATTCTGCTTCCTGCAGGAACTGTGTAATCAGAAAACTCCCAAGTTGGATGAGCAGGGTCGAATCCTGCTGTTTGAGCAGTATTCATTGGATAATCTAAAATAGGGAAAGTACCCGGTCCAATTGGTCCCGGACTTGCCGCTCTTGCTGTTTTTTTACCCGGAGCAATAATAGCATTCTCATCTTGAACTGTATTAAAGCTATTTGGGTTTATTTTCATATAAACTCCCGCAGGAATTGGTATAAATACTGAAGGGTCTAATTCAGTTGGTATTTCAATAAAGTCTGACGCTTGAGAGGACTTCTCAAGAACAGTTGCATATACGCAAGATGATGTTGCTCCACTTGAATCAGCTTTCACAATTAATCTATCTCCTGCTTCTACCTTTCTTGCATTCTCTCCTTCTAATAAAAAGTATGCATTGTTGGTTAAAGGGTCTTGGAAGAATATGCTACAATAAATTGTCTCATAATTCTCTTGGTCAGGTTTTATTACAAACTTATACCTAGTAGCCCATCCCGGAGGTTTTTGAGTAGCAGGTATTGTTACTTTGATTGAATTTTTAAATGCAGACAATCCACAAGGAACGTGCTCTGTATTATTAGGACTAACAAGAGCAGTTGATGCTCTATTAAACTCATCCATATAAACTATACCAATCTCATAATCACGATTGCTATGTAAACTCTGAGGATTAGCTACTTCTTGAAAAGTAGCCTCTGCTAGAACAACTTGATAGTACTCATAAAAAGTTTGAGTAGGGCTAGGTACATTATTAACAAATTTTTGTGCAATAAATTGGAATCCAATCCAATTACTGCTTGGGCTTGTTACAATACCAATAGGTTGTGCAACTGCACTTATACCACTTCCTATAGCTGTATTTGAATCTAAAGTATTTGGCAACAAGCAGTTAACTGAATCAGTAAATGTTGTTCCTGTACAAGCGGTTGCAAATGATTGAATGTTTGCTGATGTACCAACTGCAGTTTGAAACTCTACACTTGTCGCTAATGCATATACAGATGTGTACGTTTTAGTTAAAAAAAATGAAAAGTTTAAACTTACGTCAGTAGTTTCTTGTGTAGGGAATGGAGTTTGACCTGAAAATTGAGCGTGCTCAATTGTTACTGCCAAACTAACAGCAGAACCTGCAACTAAATTTTGACCTGTTAAATCAAATGAAACTATTGAACTTGGAACACTTACGCTTCCGTCAATATTATAATTTCCTGTTGAAGTAGCATCATTTATATTAGAATTACCAATAGGTAATGAAACCAAATCAGTAGTATATTCAAACTTAACGGGAACACCATATTGGTCTACCAAATCGTATCCTTCAATGTAATTACCATACATCAATCTATTTCCCATAATAGTCTGAGCCTTAGCGTATCTAGGTACGTTATCATACAATCTTAATAATTCAGACTCAGATAGTATTGTAAATATTTTACTATTGGTAAATATATATTGGTATTCTGTATTATTTGCAAGACCTAAGTTAGCCTTGTCAAGTTTTTCAATAACTTTTATAACAGTACCATCTGCTCTTTTAAATAGCAAATCAACACCAACTACAAGAGAACTTCCTGAGTTATATGTAATTCTTGCTGAGTTGCAGAAGTTGGTCATACCCTCATTTAAAAAACTCTCAGTACTAAAACTAAACGCATTAGGTACAAAAGCAGGTTGAGACCACTGAGATGTAGCACTATACTCTCCGTCAATATATTTGTATCTATAAGCAAAACAAATAAATCTTGTAGTTAAAAAATTCTCCTGTCCATTAGTTACAATAGGCTCTACATCAGGAGATTCTACCGGTGGCTTCTTAATCACAAGCAAAGATTCTGCTGTAAATTGGTCTATATTAGATACGGGGTTAGCGTAATTTCTATTGGTATTTATAAATCTAGGTGCATTGTAGTCATCCGTAAAAAACAATAAATCGTTTAATATATTTACACCCGTAATCAAATAACTTGGGTTAAAGTTTAACACAGTATTAACGTTTGCACCATCGTTAATGCTTATTACGTGATAGGTTAATATGTTGGTAAAAACGTTAAAAGAAACAATTAGGTCAAGTTTACCTGTAGCACCTACCGGGAAAGCTGAGTCGTGAACAAACCAATATATGGTTTCATTTGCACTATCCTCAATTGCACCGATACATCTTGCTGATGAACTAAGAGATGTTCCATTATATTTTAATGTAGTAAGAGAAAGATTACCTTTTGTATTCTCTATTACTCCCATCTCAGCGTTCTCAGTTGAACCCATCCTAATATTCATAGCGTCAACATACTCACCCTCAGGAAGTAAACGTTGGTCTACTACCTTATTCATTCTACCTGCTATGAAGTTTCTTGTAAAATTTGCCATTTTATTTTATTTGCTTGTCCATACCTCTCATATTCATTAAGAGTCTACCGGGATGAATGTTACTGATTCTTATTTTAGCATTACTTAACAAAGCCTTTCTTTTTTTACGAGAACGGGCAACAATATATTCTTGGACACCAAGTTTAGAACTAAGTATCTCATATTCAACTGCTGCATAAATATATGCTTCAAATAACTTATTTACCGTAATCAAAGAATTGTCTCCCTGCTCCATACCATCAGACACATACTCAAGAATACAAGACAACCCCGACATCGATGAGTCAAAGTTAATAACTCCTGACTTTCTATCAATATTAAAAGTAGGATTAAAATTTGCAGTCTCTGTATTTAAACCATATGCCGCCCCAATGTTTGCTTCAAAATACCACATCCCATCGTAGTTCCATCCTAACTGCCCATTATATTGATTACCTTGATTAAGGTAAATACTCTTTTTTGTTTTAGCTAATCTCTCCAAGTCAATAGTTGAGTATTGTGGAGATAAAGCATTCCCGTATTGGTCAAATAAAATACGACCCGTATTGTCTTGAAGATAAGCCTTAGATGAAAGTGTTTGAATATTCTCGGTTAAAGGTCTAAGCCAACCATCTTTGTATAAAGATACACGCACCCAATTGACATAGTCAGAAGGTAAAATAAATCTTAATGTGTCAGGAACAGTCAACTCTAATACTTTAATTTCTTTAAAAGCATCATAGTTTAATTCCTGAATAGCACGCTTTGCGTGAAATAATATTTTATAACGTTCTTCGTTATTAACCAATGAATGGTTTCCTGCATACATCAATAAGAAATTATTGACTATGTCAGTTAGGCTAATGAATTGATAAGACCCCCAATTGGCGTCCTCAGGTACTACACCTCCATTCTCGTAATATTGATACTGTGATATATATGCCATATCTTAAATTTTTATGGATTTTGTTCTTGTTGTTCTTTCGCCATACTAAATTGTGTAACCTCAGTCTCACGAATAGATACACCACAATACTGAAGAATCCTTGTAATTAACTTATATTCATCTTCAGGAGGCAGTTCAAAGTCTTGATAATCATTTTGAGATTGGTCAAACACCGGCTCACCATTAGTAAGTGTTATATATGTCCATTTTGGAACTGCAGGATACCTAAAATAGGTTGATTCTACTTGCCCCTTATTACTTATAGTTGTAGGATAAAAAGTCAATTCTGAGCCTTGTAATGCGTAAACAGGGAACTCATTTGTTGGTTGCGTTAAATTTGAATTAACCAACAACGTAAGTTTATTATTAATTACCTTTTCCGCTTGAACATTAGTAGATGAAGAAAAAACTCCATAAGAGTTTGCAGAAGCTAAAAATATATTTGAGTCTAATGCTAATACGGTATTACTAACTACTGATGTTACGGTAGATACTAAGCCTGTTGTTATGTTAGTAACAACGTCACCTGCTGAAATATCATCTGATAAAAATGTAGCAGTACTATCAACTAACTGACTACTAACTACGGATGTATTTGTTCCTGTTTTCAATGTAACCGGTCTACACTTAACGTCCAATAACATATAA